AATGACTCAGACGTCACTCAACGAAATGCGAATGGACAAACTCGCTCTGGATTATATAGCTTGTTTATACCTATGGAGTGGAATTACGAAGGATACATTGATTCTTATGGATTACCTGTCTTCGACACGCCTAAAAAACCAAAGCAAGGGCCTCAGGGTGAAATAATAGATTTAGGTGTAATAGAGTATTGGAATAATGAAGTTGAAGGTCTTAAAAAAGACCAAGATGCTTTAAATGAATTTTATAGACAATTTCCAAGAACAGAAAAGCACGCGTTTAGAGATGAGTCAAAAGAATCTTTATTTAATCTAACTAAAATTTATGAGCAGATAGATTTTAATGAAGATCTTAAAAACTCAATAAATGTTACAAGAGGTAGTTTTCAATGGCAAGACGGAAAAAAAGACACTAATGTTATTTTTACTCCTAACAATAATGGTAGATTTTTTGTAACTTGGGTACCAAGTGTAGAACTTCAAAACAGAAAATATACTAAAAACAATATTAAATATCCTGGTAACGAACACGTAGGCGCGTTTGGATGTGATCCCTATGATATATCAGGAACTGTAGATAAAAGAGGTTCGAAAGGTTCTTTACATGGTTTAACTAAATTTAGTATGGAAAACGCTCCATCTAATCATTTTTTCTTAGAATATATAGCTAGACCTCAAACAGCCGAAATATTTTTTGAAGACGTGTTAATGGCTTGCGTATTTTATGGTATGCCAATATTAGCAGAAAACAACAAACCTAGGCTTTTATATTATTTCAAAAAAAGAGGATATAGAGGTTTTGCAATGAATAGACCTGATAAAAAATATAATAAATTATCTATAACAGAAAAAGAAATAGGTGGTATACCTAACTCAAGTGAAGATATAAAACAAGCTCATGCTTCAGCTATAGAAACTTATATAGAGAATTTTGTAGGTTTAAAAGAAACTGGATATGGTGATATGTATTTCCAAAAAACTTTAGAAGATTGGTCAAAGTTTAATATAAATAATAGAACTAAACACGATGCTTCTATTAGTTCTGGACTTGCTATTATGGCTTGTAACAAACATAGATATTCACCTGTAAGTAAAATTAATTTAAAACCTGTAAATTTAGGTATTAAAAAATACGACAATAGAGGTATTACATCAAAAATAATAAGTTAAATGAATATATACACTAATTCAAATAGCGCTTTTCCAAGTCAAGTAGTTAGCGATGCAGAAAAAGCTAGCATAGAATACGGCAGTCAAGTTGCTATGGCTATTGAGTATGAGTGGTTTAAATCTGGTAGAGTTAATGGTAATAGATACTTAACTAATTGGAATAATTTTAATACTCTTAGATTATACGCTAGAGGTGAACAGCCAGTTCAAAAATATAAAGATGAATTATCTATTAATGGTGATTTATCTTATCTTAATTTAGACTGGAAACCAGTTCCTATATTATCAAAGTTTGTAGATATAGTTGTAAATGGTATATCTGCTAAAGCTTATGAAATAAAAGCCTACGCTCAAGATCCTTCTTCAGTTCAAAAAAGAACTTCATACGCTTCTAAAATGTATGAAGACATGCTAGCTAAAGAATATATTAATAATATAAAAAACGTTTTAGGAATAGATCTTCATCAAACAATGAATCCTGGTATAGTGCCAGAAACAGAAGAAGAGCTAGAGCTTCACATGCAATTAAATTATAAACAAGCTGTAGAAATAGCTGAAGAAGAAGCTATTTCGTCTGTAATGGCTCAAAATAAATATAATTTAATAAGAAGAAGATTAAATATGGATTTAGCTGTATGTGGTATTGCTGCTGCTAAAACTAATTTTAATACAGCTAACGGAATAACAGTAGAATATGTAGATCCTGCATATATGGTTTATTCGTATACAGAAGATCCTAATTTTGAAGATATATATTATGTAGGAGAAATTAAATCTATAACAATACCAGAACTTAAAAAAGAGTTTCCTAATATACCAGAAGAAGAATTAAAAAGAATACAGGCAATGCCTGGAAATAGGCAATATATTACAGGCTACGGTGGTTACGATGAAAATACTGTTCAAGTTTTATATTTTGATTATAAAACATATCACAATCAAGTATTCAAAATAAAGCAAACAGACCAAGGATTAATTAAAGCTATAGAAAAGCCAGATACTTTTAATCCACCTGAAAATGATGTTTTTGAAAGAGTTTCTAGATCAATAGAGGTTTTATATAGTGGAGCTAAAGTTTTAGGAACTGATACTATGTTAAAATGGGAGCTTGCAGAAAACATGTCTAGACCATATGCTGACACTACTAAAGTAGAAATGAATTATGCTATATGTGCGCCCCGCATGTATAAAGGTAGAATTGATTCATTAGTTAGTAAATGTATTGGATTTGCAGATATGATTCAACTAACGCATTTGAAGCTACAGCAAGTGTTATCACGTATGGTTCCAGATGGTGTTTATTTAGACATGGATGGATTAGCTGAAGTTGATTTAGGTAATGGAACCAATTATAATCCAGCAGAAGCATTGAATATGTATTTTCAAACAGGTTCTATTGTAGGTAGATCATTAACTCAAGATGGCGATCCTAACAGAGGTAAAGTTCCTATTCAAGAACTACAAACAAGTAGTGGCGGAGCTAAAATACAAAGTTTAATTACTACGTATCAATATTATTTACAAATGATACGTGATGTGACGGGACTTAACGAAGCTAGAGATGGTAGTTTACCTGATCGTAACACGCTTGTTGGTTTACAAAAATTAGCTGCAAATGCTTCTAATGTTGCTACTAAACACATAAACCAATCTAGCTTATATATAACGCTTAGACTTTCTGAAAATATAGCTTTAAAAATAGCAGACGCATTAGAGTTTCCTTTAACAGCTGAATCATTAAAAAATTCCATATCTGTTTTTAATATAGAAACTTTAAAGCAAATAGAAGATTTAAATTTACATGATTTTGGTATATTTTTAGAATTAGAACCGGATGAAGAAGAACAGCAAAAATTAGAAAACAATATACAAGTTGCTTTACAAGCTGGAAATATTGATTTAGATGATGCTATAGATTTAAGACAAATAAAAAATATTAAACTTGCTAATCAAATGCTTAAAATAAAACGCAAAAGAAAGCAAGTAAAAGATATGCAAATACAGCAGTCTAACATTCAAGCTCAGGCTGCTGCACAAGCTGAAACAGCAGAAAAAACAGCAATGGCTGAAGTACAAAAACAAGAAGCTATTTCTGGTACTAAAGTTCAATACGAGCAAGCTAGAACTGAAATGGAAATTAAAAAAATGGAAATACAGTCACAGCTTGATAAGCAAAAAATGCAACTACAACATCAGTATGATATGCAATTAGCTCAAATTCAAGCTCAGGCTATTGCTCAAAAAGATCAACAAAAAGAACAAGCAAAAGATAGACGTATTCAAATGGAAGGTACGCAACAAAGCGAAATGATAAGTCAAAGAAAAAACGATGGCTTGCCTATAAACTTTGAAAACAAAGGACAATTTCCTTTTGTTTAATTATTTAATTATTTAATTATATTATATTATGTCAGAAGTAAAAACAAATGAACCTGTTAAACAGGAAGGTGACTTTAAATTAAAAACAAAAAAGAAAACACCTAAAAAACTAACTGAAACAAAAGATAACATTACGAAAGTTAATGTTAATCCAAAAGAACCTTTAGTTGAGCTAGAAGATAGCGTAACTAAAGTTGAAATTAAAAAAGAAGACGATGCCATTCAAATCGGAGAAACAGAGGAGGTATCTGTGGAAGAACCATCCGGAGATAGCGCAGAGATGGGAGAACCTGTACAAGAGTCCAACGAGACTACTGAAGGGTTTTCTCCGATCCAAGAAGTAACTGAAGCTGAAGTTAAAGAAGTTGAAGCAGAAGTTAAAGAGGCTATAAGAGATGAAAAAGTATTAGGTAAACCTTTACCTGAAAACATTGAAAAACTAGTTGCTTTTATGGAAGAAACTGGTGGTACAATAGAAGACTATGCTAGGCTAAACGCCGACTATAGTAATGTAGATGATAAAACTCTTATTAAAGAGTATTATAAAAAAAACAAACCTTATTTAGATTCTGAAGATCTTGATCTTCTTTTAGAAGAGTTTGATTATGACGAAGACATAGATGAGGAAAAAGACGTAAGAAAGAAAAAACTTGCGTTTAAAGAAGAAGTTGCAAAAGCCAAAAACTTTTTAGAGGAAACAAAAAGTAAATATTACGACGAGATCAAGTTGAGACCGGGCGTTACTCAGGAACAACAAAAAGCTATGGATTTTTTCAATAGATACAATAAGCAGCAAGAACAAGCTGAGCAACAACATCAATTATTTAAACAAAATACTAAAAAACTTTTTAGCGAAGATTTCAAAGGTTTTGATATCAGTGTAGGTGAAAAGAAATACAAGTATAATATTCAAAATAAAGATAAAGTTGCTGAAAATCAATCAAACATAACAAACTTAGTTAAGAAGTTCTTAAACGACAAAGGTGATGTTGTAGATACAATTGGTTATCATAAAGCAATGTATGCAGCTGAAAATGTAGATAAGATTGCAGCTCATTTTTATGAGCAAGGAAAAGCAGACGCTATTAAAGACGTTATAAGTAAATCAAAAAACCCTGTTGATGCTAAAGCTAGATCAACACAAGGCGATGTATTTATTGATGGATTTAAAGTTAGAGCTATTTCAGGCGCTGATTCTACAAAACTAAAAATAAAAACTAGAAAATTTAACTAATTAAAAATTATTAATTATGAGTTTATCTCCTCAATT